CACCGAGAAATTTCTCGAAAATCTCCTTCGGTTTTAAATCATCTTTTTTATCACCAATATAGATAGATGCTACATTATCTAATTTATAACTATCTAATTTAAAATCTTTTTGAATAACTTTCAATAAATCAATCATCACAATTCCATCAACATCTAATAGATTGAAGATATTATCACCTAATGCGGAAGATGATAATTTTTGTTCTTTTAAAACTGATTTTCTTTTACATATCTTTCCTAAACCTACTTGAAATTCTTTATTAATGCCTAATTCAATACTTCTATTCCAGATATATTCAATGTCAAAACCCCAGATATTATATCCAATTACTACATCTGGATTTAAATCCATCATTAAAATCTTCCATTTCTTCAATAATTCCTTTTCATCTTTACAGCAACTTACATCAATCCCTTCAATATCTTCACAATCATTTAAACTAATAATTTTCTTATAAATGATTTCTTCATTCCCGAATTTATGAACAGAAACTCCAATTTGAATAATCTTATCACCTTCTAATTTTGGTAATATAGATGATAGTAAGTTATTAAGGGCATCTTCAATCTCATTATATTCCTTTGTAGTAATCTTCTTATTTTCTACTAATTCTTCTTCATCGTCATCATCTTCACCTGTAATCTCAATAGTTTTCATTTTATTCAAATAGAAACGTATTTGACTTTCATTTTCTTTTAATTTCTTCTCAATATCATTAAAATCATCTGTTTTTAATTCCCTGATTGTAAATAATCGATGGATTTTCAAATCACCTATGATAACTTCATTAGAATAGGCATTTTTAATATTATTTAATAAATTTTTATCATCCAAACCTCTTTTAGCTAATAAACAGAGGTCTTGTGCTAATTTCTTATAATTCTTAATAGCAATTGGGAAATCTCCGTGAGAACTCGTACATTCTATATCAAAAGATGCGATAAGTAATGGAGCTATTTTATTAACTTTCAAAGGATATATATCATTCCAATCAGCGGTGATATTTCTATTACAAATGGTTTCTGGAATATTCTCGCTAATATCATATTTCTTAACCGAAATCCAACTACATGGTTTAATATCTTTCATATGAATAAATCTCAAGAATGGGTCAATATTACTTTCATATAATTTAAAACCTTCATTTTTAGGAACAGTAGATAGGAAATAATATTTAAGACGGTCAAATAATCCAAGAGATTTTACGGAAATTTTAATAAATCTCTTTTCTTCATTATTGGAAAATCCCCAGAAATCTCTCTTATTAATAATTTCAACTTTATCTAAATGTTTTAATAAATAATGTGGAATAATATTAGTTTCTTTTTTATCTTTCGTAATATATTTATCATTCGTTAATTTTTCCTTGAATTTTAAAACCATATTTTTATCACTCAAATCATTCCAACTATCAGGAGTTTTAACATAGAAGAATGGTTTAAAATTCACTACTTTCAGACAATACGTAATATTTTCATCGTCTGTTCCATAAATATAGATGGAATAAAAATCATAATCATCAAAATCTTTTCTATTTCTATCACTTTCCGGAATAAAGAAATCAGTAATTTGAAAATTTAGAGCTGATTTATTATCTTTCAATTCATCAATTTCTTTTCTCGGGAAAATATTCATATATGTATTTACTTAAATTAATATTTATATGAATTAATCATTTTTTATTTTGAATTTATAGAATGGAAGTAAGTATTCAAGGATTTGTAATAATTTTTTTAGCAATTATATTCGTATTCGTATTATATCAATATCATTATTATAGCAAAATTGAAAAAATAACATCTAAAATTGATAATAGAGATTATGATGTTCAAATAAAAGACGATGCCCAAGAGGCTGCCGATTTAATAGCACAGATAAGAGAGAAATTGATATTAGTTTCAGATCATCTTATAAAAACATATCCAAATGAAGATAGGACGATAAGATTAAAACAAAATTTTAAACCAAATAATATCAAAGAAGGGATAGATAATCCTAATTATACGAGTTATTCGATAAATAAAGGAGAACAGATTGTTCTTTGTTTAAGAAGTCATAATAAATTGATGGATTTAAATACGATGATGTTTGTGGTTCTTCATGAATTGTCTCATATATGTACATTAAGTATAGGACATACTCCGGAATTTTGGGATAATTTTAAATGGATATTAGAAGAAGCGATAAATATAGGTATTTATAAAAAACAGGATTTTAAATTAAATAATGTGGATTATTGTGGAATGAAAATTACAGATAGTCCTCTTGATTAAAATTGATTTAAGAAATATTATTTAACTATTAAATAAAATGATTATTGATAGTTGTGAAAAAGCATTTGCTATTGGTTTTCTATCATATATAAAGGAAGTTCATACGAAATATTCTCAAAATTGTTATGAATTAATTAATATAGATGAGGATTTGGATAAGGAATTACTCAAAATTTTGCGAGAATATGTGGATATTATTTATGAATATGGTATGACTTCTATGAGTTTGAATAATTCATCTATTTTAAATGAGATGAAGGAATGTATTAATGGTTTTAAGGATTTGAAAGATGATTATAAGAAGGCATTTATTAGAGGTATTTATGAATATAATAATCTACGAGAGAATACTAATGATATTCGCATGAAAAAGAATGAAATGATTAAGGATAATTATCAGGATTATATGGATTATTTAGGAATTCCATATATTATTGATGATGAAAATAATATTTTAATTAAATATGGATGTAGTTCAGTTGATTTCTTAGGACTATTATATAATAATATCGATAATAATATTAGCTTTGTTTATAATAATTATAATTTAACTTTGCCTAAAATTAATATCGTAAAGACAGATGAGAATGCGATTACACCTACTAAGAAGAATTGGAGTGATGTAGGATATGATTTATCAATTATTAAGAAAATTGAGGATTTTAATTCTAAAACTTCCTTATATGATACTGGTATTAAAATTCAGGTAGATTTCGGTTATTATGTGGAAATTGTTCCAAGAAGTTCATTATCTAAATCTGGTTATATGCTTGCGAATAGTGTTGGAATTATTGATAATTCTTATAGAGGAAATTTAATGGTTGCTTTAACGAAGGTTTGTGATGATGCGAAGGAGATTGAATATCCTTTTAGATGTTGTCAATTAATTATTAGAAAATATGTTAATTCTACAATAGAAGAAGTTGGGAATGTAGATAAGACAAAAAGAAATGATGGAGGTTTTGGTTCAACTTAAAAAAATGATTTTAGATTAAAAGATAAATTTAAAAAATGGAATTAAATGTAATTGATTTATTTTGCGGATGTGGTGGAATGTCAAAAGGATTAACAGATGCTGGATTGAATGTTATTATAGGTATAGATATTTGGGATAAGGCAATTGAAAGTTATAATAAAAATTTTAATCATAAAGGATATTGTGAAGATTTGACACAATTACCTCCTGAAAAATTTAATGAATTATATAATAAAGAAGGTAAAATAATAGATTTATTAGTAGGTTGCCCGCCTTGTCAAAGTTTTAGTATAGCAGGAAAGAGGGATAAAAATGATCCACGAAATTCTTTATTTATGGAATATGTTAAATATTTGGATTATTTTAAACCAAAAGGATTTATAATGGAAAATGTTATTGGAATGCTTTCAAAGAAAACAGAAACAGGAGAAAATATTATAGATATTATAATGAAAGAATTGAATAGAAATTATAATTGTAGAATTAATAAATTATATGCGAGTGATTTTGAAGTTCCACAAAATAGAAGAAGAATTATAATTATAGGAATTAGAAAAGATTTAAATATAATACCAAATGAACCGGAACCAATTATAAAATCTATTGAAAATAGAATACCTGTTAAAAATATCTTAATTGATAAAGAAGATGTTGATAAAAAATATTATTTAAGTGAAAGAGCTTTAACGGGTATTGAAAATAAAAAAAAGATAAATAAAGAAAAAGGATATGGATTTGGAGCGCAATTTTTAGATATAAATAAACCTTCTTATACTATTCCAGCGAGATATTGGAAAGATGGTTATGACGCATTAGTTAAATATAATGAAAAAGAGATTAGAAGATTAACAATAATTGAATTAAAAAGAATACAATCATTTCCTGATGATTATATAATATGTGGTTCAAAAAAAGATGTAATTATACAGATTGGAAATGCGGTTGCTTGTAAATTTGCTTATTATCTTGGTAAATATATGATTAATATTCTTCAATAATTAAATCATTCCAGAAATAGGTTCCTCTAAAATGTGAATAATTACGTCTGTTTCCTTCATATATTTTTTTATTTTTCATACATTCAATAAAATAATCAAAGTTGAATGGTTTTCCAAAACAAATCTTTTCATATTTATTATCAATTTTCTTACATATGAAGAAACCCTTATTATTAAATTTATTATTGATATGTAATTTCATTTTAACAGATGTCCAAATAGCAATAGCAATATTATCGCTTTGTAAAAATAATGGAAAATTATATTTAATAGTTCGTTTATCATTAGAAAATGAATAATAAATAATAATATCGTTATTATCATTTATTATTAATATTTGACCATTATTATTCCAACTATTAAATGTTGGAATACAACTTCCAGACCAAGAATATCTATTATTCTTTTTAGGATTAGGATTTCCAAATATCTTAATAAATTCATTTTTATTAATGGTTATATCATCATTCCAATTATTTATAATATTAATGTTATTTCTTTTGTTTTTTCCTGAGAAAATATATTCATTAGCACTAAAATCACCTAATATTTTTTTAATTCGTATCCATATATATCAGGTTCATTTTTAGAATTATGTTTAATACCCATCTTTAATTCTAACCAATGTCCTTCTTTTCCACAATGATTTTTATTATAATCTTTTAAGCATATATCGATACCTTTAACATTCTTATTAAATAAATCTAAAATTAAAAATGTTTTAAAATTTTTAATAATTAAAAAAAAATGAATAAACTTATATCTTAAATATTTACCCTCCACAGCTTCGGCTGTATTCTCAAACAAAATGCGAATTTGAACACACATCCTAGCAACTTTCAATAGTTGTATTCATGACGGCAAGGAGTAAAATCTAACCCGTTCCTAACCCTCACGCACAAAAAGTCATGAAAATGATTTTTTGTCATTTAATCAAGATCATCAGTTGATGTTTCTTCTGGAACTCCTTGGGGCATTTCAGGAACTCCTTGGGGAAACATATTATTTCCTTGAAGTTTCATTAGTTGAGGTTGAACTTTATCAGTAATTTCTTTTTGCTTATTTTTATAAACATCCGCTTCTTCCTTTGGATGTTCTTCAAACCATTTAAGACCTTCTTCGACAATTGGATCAACTTCCTTCTTAACTTCATCAAAAATAGGTGGTGCTCCTTCGGCTTTTGTTGAAAGACTATTCTTAACTCCATATAGATAATTTTCCAAATCATTCTTACTCTCAATAACTACCTTTTGTTTTTCATCTTCTTCCTTGAATTTCTCAGCGGTTTTAACCATTTCCTCAATTTGCTCCTTTGTAAGTCTTCCCTTATCATTTGTAATCTTAATATTATTTGTCTTACCAGTGCTCTCTTCCTTCGCAGTTACTTCAAGAATACCATTAACATCAAGTGATAAATCAATTGTAATTTTTGGTTGTCCGCGAGGCATTGGTGGAATTCCACTTAGATGAAATGAACCAAGAAGATTATTATCCTTAACTAATGCTCTTTCTCCTTCATAAATCTTAATATCCACTCCTGGTTGATTATCAGCATATGTTGAAAATGTTTGGGATTTCTTTGTAGGAATTGTAGTATTTCTCTCAACAATCTTCGTCATAACTCCGCCACTTGTTTCAATACCTAATGATAGCGGAGTAACATCAAGAAGAAGAAGACCTGCGGTTTTATCGCTATCTGCTTGACCAGTTAGAATAGCACATTGAATGGCTGCCCCAATAGCAACAGCTTCATCAGGATTTAGACTTTTATTAAGTTGCTTATCATTAAAATATGAGCTAAGCATTTCCTGAATTTTAGGAATTCTTGTAGTTCCACCAACAAGAACAATCTCATCAATTTCATTCTTACTCTTCTTAGCATCACTCAAAACCTTTCCAATCGGTTCCATTGATTTTTGGAAGAAACTATCGGCAAGTTGTTCAAATTTAGCACGACTTAGATTAATTGAATAATCAATACCATCAATTAGGCTCTCAACTTCAATAGTTGTTGTCGTAGATGATGATAGATTTTTCTTAGCTCTTTCGGCTGCGATATTAAGTCTCTTTAATGCCTTAGGATTTTCCTTAATATCCTTCTTATGTTTCTTCTTAATATCATCACATAGATAATCAACAATAAGATTATCAATATCAGAGCCACCAAGATGAGTATCACCAGCTGTCGCCTTCACTTCAAAAATACCACCATCAAGAGTAAGAACTGAAAGATCATGAGTTCCACCACCTTCATCGAAGATTAGAATGGTGCTTTCTTTATCAGTCTGCTTATCAAGACCATAAGCAATTGCCGCCGCCGTAGGCTCATTGATAATTCGAAGACATTCCATACCACTGATAATACATGCGTCTTTGGTAGCTTGTCTTTGACTATCATTGAAATATGCGGGAACTGTAACAACTGCTTTCTTAACCGGATGACCAAGATATGCTTCGGCGGTTTCTTTAAGACGACTAAGAACCATCGCGGAAATTTCCTCAGGATAAAATTTCTTCTCTTCGCCCTTATAATCAACTTTAACAACGGGTTTATTATTTTCATCACCACTTACATCAAAAGACCATAATTTCTTATCTGCTTGAACAATTGGATCATCATATTTTCTTCCAATAAGTCGCTTAATATCATAAAGAGTATTTTTGGGATACATCGTAGAAACATTCTTAGAAGCATCTCCAACGAGTTTCTCCTCGTTTGTGAAAGAAACATAAGAAGGAATGATACGCGAGCCTGTTTGATGGTCAGGGATAACTTCAACTCTATCACCAATCCAGACAGCTACACAACTTGTTGTGGTTCCTAAATCAATACCAATTCCAACATTATCTTCCTTTGACATTATTCTTTGTTTAAATAAATAAAAATAAGAAATCTTTAAATAAATTTTGATGATTATAATAGGTATATGACAGAATTCTTTGAAAAATTAGATGATAAAGATTTCTTCTCTGATAAATTAACCCATATTTATTTTAACGGGGAAGTTAATGAAACATCTGTAAATAAATTAACAGATGATATTAGAAATGCGAATAATATTGCTAAACCAAAACCAATATTAATTCATATAAATTCTTATGGAGGTTCTGTATATGAGGGAATGGTATTTTTATCTATTTTTAAAATAAGTTCAGTTCCAATAGCAACTATTATTGATAATTATTCATTTTCGGCTGCGACATTTCTTTCAATTCATAGTCCGTATAGACTAATGACAAAAAATAGTTTTTGTCTTCTTCATCAATATTCTGTATCAACTCAAAAATATAAAAGAGAACTTTTATTTTCAAAAATAAATGAATTTGAAGAATATTTTAAGAAAATTATTTCAATGTATCTTAAAAAAACAAAATTAAAAAAAGAAGAATTAAATGAATTGCTTCAACATGATTTATATATTGATTATAAATATTGTCTCGAAAAGGGAATTGTAGATAGAATTATTGATTTTGAAACAAAAACACCAGAATTAAAAAAGGATATTTATCAAGTTATTAAAGATAATAAAACAATTAATATATATCTTCTTCCATGTTCCAAAGATATGAAAGATATTGACTTTATTATAAGAACTAATAATAAAAAAAAATCTAATATTTATTTAATTTATCCATATCATAATAATTGTTATAGTACATCATTTTTAACAAATAATACAGAACCTGAAAATAATTCCGATTCATATGATATATTTCATTCTATAAATTTGATTAATAGAATTAAAGCTATTAATGGAACTAAAATCGCAATTATAGATACTCCAACGAGTATTGATAGTATTTTAGCATTATTATATACAAATAAAATTTATATTTACAGTCATTCATTTATTATATGTAATTTATTATATTTTAAAAATTATTTTAATAATATTCTTATGATAGATGTTGTTAAAAATTATAATATAATATTTAATAGAATTAAGACAATTCTTAAACAAAAGACAAAAATGAGCTTAGAAGAAATAAGTAATATTAATAAGAAATATATTATAATACACCCAAAAGAAGCCGTGAAAATGGGTTTATGTCATGAAATCATTTATTCATAAATCTTCATCTAAATCGCTTAAATCTTCATCTAAATCGCTTAAATCTATATTATCATCATCATCTTTTAAAAGATTATTATAGAATTTAAGACCCATATTTAAGATATTTATTTTAAATTTCTCTTCAATCTTACTATTAAGAGTTAATAAAAATATGTATTTATTATATTCATCTTTTTTTTTCATATAATAAATAAGTTTGTTTTTCATTTGTTTAGGAAAGAAAAAATTAATAAATAACAAAATATTTATTATAATATTATTTTGGAATGCTAAATATTTATAATAATAATTAATATAATTCATTTCTTATTATAATAAAAAATGATTATTTTATATACATTAAATTCACAAAAAATGGAAGATATTCGTTTATTCATCAAAAATAATTCAAAAGAAGAATATAAGTTATCTATTAAATATGAAGAAAATGAAACAATTTATAAATATAAGTATCCATCGTATTTATTAACATTCAAAGAAGATTTTAATGATAATATTTCATTAATCATTGATAAAAAAAATTATGATAATTTAACAGATATTCATTTATTCTTATGTAATCTATTTGATTATAAAAATTTTGAATATATTGATTTATATTTAAAACAACAGATTGAAAAGACCCCGATTTATATAGAAGATTTCTATAATGATAATTATGACGATTTTAATAATGAATTTATAGCAATTAGAAATTTAGTAATTAATAAAAAGATTTATAAATTAAAATTCGTTTTGAAAAATAATGAATTCTATCTCTATTATAATTTAAATATTATCGCCGGATTTGATAATATTCTGGAAAAAATAAAAGAAATTATTCAATTAATAATGAGTTCAAATCAATCTTCTTAATCTCATTTCTATTATCTCTAAATACTTTTGTTATATAATTATATGCGTCTTCTATTTGATTAAACGTAACTCCACCTGTAATTAAAACACTTCCACTTTCAAATATAGCGATTGTAATTTTTTTACAATTCTTTTCACCATTTCCACTACCTTTTCCAAAACAATTATCACAACAATTACAAATACCATCCTGATAACTTTTATTCAAATTCCAGAAGAATTCCAATTTAACCCCATGATATTTTCCAGGCTCGAAACTACACTTATTATTATAAATATCACTCATTAAAATTTTATGAAGAACTTTTCTCCTTATCACAAATTTATTTGTCAATTCTTTATCAGTGAATGTTTTGAAATCAGTATTAATCATACGAATATGAAAATTATTAAATCCTATTTTTTCTTCAAAATCTTCTGTTGTAGTAATTTCCTTATCAATTTTATAAATCTTCTTAATCTCTTCTACAACGTCTTCCACAATTTTATTAACATCATCCTTATCTTTCACACCAGTAATTTGAATATTACCATTTTTGAAAATCTTCAAATTTGGGAAATTATTTGCTTTATATAAGAAGGTTACTTGATTATCGAATGATGTTTTCTTAACTTCCGTCGGCTTAACTTTCCTTTGCTTCTTTGGATAAACACCTCTTTTATTCTCTCCCTCCGGATATTTAGGATAATATATCCAGATAAATTTACTTTTTTCACTAATATCAAATTTCTCATATAACAAACGTAGATTAATCGTAACTCCTAAATCTACATTACACGTTATAGTGCTAACTTTATAATTAGTGAAATAAATTTCATCCATAATTCTCAATATTGATTTTAATCCATTTCTTTAAATCATTTTTTATTATCTGATAATTTGGATAAATATGAAGTATTAATAATCTCTGCCGTAGTATTAATAGAAATCATAGGAGGAATATTTAAGACATGTGTTTTTGTTTCATCTACATGTGCTTTTCTAAAATCATCTATATTTAAATTTCCTCCAAACATTTCCAATAAATATCTCGAAGGAGCTGGGCGAATTACATTTTTAAATCCATATCTTCTACCAAGCATTTGTATCCAACTATTAACTTCCCAAACTTTATCACTCCCACTATTAACGGAGAAATTATAAGCATTAGCACAATTAAGAGAACAAAATGAACCTAAAATATAAAAGGTATCATTAATAGTATCATAATTATAGGGCATACCGTAAATTGATTTATCAATTGAATGACAACACCAGAAACAACATGATTTATTTTTAATATTAGGATTATGTATATTATTATTATGATAATATTCATTATCACATGAAATATTTTCGGCGTCATTTGTGAAATAACAAATGTTTTCATAAGGTGTTGGCTCAATTACCTTATTATGATTTCTTTCATTATTAATAATTAAATTAAGTTTCACTTGACTTATAGGCAATTGTAGAATAATATCATCAGTATCATTATCACTATCTTTAATCATACTATCAATAATATTATTCTTAGAAGGTTTCTTAACGATTACATCATTAATAACTTTCTTACGAGGCATATTATATATATTTAAAGGTAGTTCTTTAAATAATTTAAACCAGTTGTGATATTATCTATGATATTTTTATTATCATCTACAAATTTTTCTTTTTTTTCAACATTCGCGCATACATTCATATTTCTAATATCATTTCTTAAATTATTTATAATAATAGAGAAATATATGAAAATTACTATTAAAACTAAAAACAATGTTAAATCCATTATTTATAAGAAAATAAAAAAATTACGCATATTTTATACCTAATTTTCCCGAATTATATTCGAGAATATTGAAACTTTTAATATAATATCTTAATTCATAATTATATGAATATTCATCGATACCCATCTTTCTCAACTTCTCATTAACATATTCATTATCATCTTTATTAACATATACTATTATACTTGTTGATATACATGAACCATTAAAACTCCCCGTTGGTATCCATTTTTCAGGATGTATAGCAAAAGAATATGTATAAATCCCTTGTTTAGGTATTGATGAATGATGTTGATAAGGTTGAATTAAATTAAAGAAATTAGCATCTTTTTGTTCAATACGATTAGTTTTATTAAAATTAATTATAGCAGATGTTAAAATAGGTTTTAAACTATTTTCAATAATATCATTTGTATAATTAGCGATATTATTAAAATTTCTATAATCATCTCTTTTAATAGTCCAAATAATTTCTTTATTATGATTATTAGCACCATTTAATTCAATCGTTGTCGCCAATTCATTACCTGCTTTAACAGCGTAAAAATTGGATATGAATATTTGTTCTATTAAAATCGTCGTAATTGGGTCAATCATCATCAAAGCTCTTTCATCATTATCCAAAAATATATAATTAGCTTCTATAAATGCGTTTAAGAAATTAGTTTTAACGAATGTAGAAATATCGATATGTTCATTCATAAATAGACTATTATAATATCTTGGACTTACATATAAATCATAACCATCTATATAAACTTGATATAAATTCTCTACATCTTCTAATTCTAAATTGAGATATATTTCACTTGCTTGAAGTTTTAATAATAATAAAGCCAATGATGAATGTTTTGTAAAATTAAATGAAAGCGGTATTATTATTTCTCTTTCAACAATCGATTTAACATCTTTATCTTTATCTCCAACGGGATAAGAAATATCAGTGAAATAATTATTATTTATTTTTAAAATAGGAACGGGTAATGATGGGTCATACATACTTTTAATATTACCAGTAAGATTATCATAATTATCTTTTTTATCTAATGATAATTCGTTATTAATTAATAAATATTCGCCTGTGATTGTATCAACGATAGTTGAATCAACTGAGATATAAGCCCTTTTTATTAATAATGTTCCTATATTTTTAATCCATCGAAACCTATGTTTATTACTCGAATATATTGCCGGAAGTTTAAATACGAGATATAGATGAGATAATAAATCAGCATATCTACCAATTTTACATTTATAAATCGTATCTTTCCTATTTAATAATGGTGTTATTTCAAAATCTAATCTAACACTTTCAAATGCGAAATTTGTGTGTTTTTTATACGCAAATTTATAAAAACTAATATCAGGATTAACATTTATATAACTATCAATTTGACCTTTACAGACTAATTGTGTTAAACCACCAACCATATTATTTAATAACTATAATTATTATTTTATATAGGTTCGACAGGCATTACTTTATCAATATCAGAATTCGCCATAAGATTATATGAAATCTTAGTTCCTTGGACATATTTAACACTATCTAAACCTTGTATTCTTATAGCGAGATCAGACATTTTCTTTTCAAAACCTTTATTATATAATTCTAATATTTGATTATCATTTAGAGCATAATTAAAATATGACATATCAGCCATTTTAACAGGACTATCTTTTTTAATTCCATCTTCATTTATTTGTGATTCAATTCTTGATATTAAATTTTGATCTGCTACAGCAATAATATTATTATTATAAGCTTTTTCAATATTAGCTTTAGGATTTATATATAAATTTCCAATATTATTTTTCATAGCAGTAGAAATACCGGTTTCATTATTAATATTAAGAACATCATTATTAAATGTAGAACGATCTGAAATTAAAGTAGAATTAAAATAAATTTTACAATTAGTTCTATTTGTAAATAATTTTTCTTCATTTGATGGACTTTCTTGAAGAACGATAGTAATCATATTCCATGTTTTATTATACATATCTGTATTAATATTTTTGACCCCTAATTTATTAATATTAGTTCCATACATTTTATCTTTAACATTATTACAAACTAAATTGACGGCAGAAGAATTAAAACTATCTGGATTATTTAAATTATTATATTCTACAACTAATTCTTTACCATTATTATTAAGTTTAACTAATGGATTTTTTACTAATATATAGGGATATGGTTGAACTGAATCGCCTTTATCAGAATCACAACTCAAACGATTTTGTTTATAAGGAACGAATTGTTGGACACCCTTATAAAATAATACAATAAAAGCGTCTTTATTTTGATCAGCAGAACCATCATTATTTTTTTCTATAATACCTTTCGCAGATGGTTTTAAATTAAAATATAACCAAAAATTATATGAATATTCTGCACCACCATTTTGATTTACAGAAGGATTTATATTAAGATAATAAGGGTCGTTTTTATTTATAGTTTCTATTTTGGCCTGATCTAATGTTAAAGGATAAATTCCAGTAAAAATTTTCGTTTCTTTTTTATTAGTATTATATAATCGTATAGAACTTAAATATTCACTATCAAATATAGAATAAGCGATGAAGCCCATGATTAAAATTAAGAAAATCCCTAATATTATTTGAAGTATAAGATTTAGCATTTTTCTATCTATTTATATATATTATAATTTATAAATTGGATTTCTTATTCCATACATACCTAAACCTATTCGTGCGAGAATATTTCCAATTGGTCCCCAATAATAATCATTATAAACATCTTTTTGATTTAATTCATAATTAAATGTGGAAATTTTTGAAACTAATCCAGAAAATCCGGGTCCCTCCGTAGAATTTAATTCACCACCAATATTTAATATTCCACTTAAATTAATATTAAGTTTCGTTAATTCTTTGCGAGTATCATTCGTATCTCCTAAATATTTATCCTTCTCATTATTTGAAGTTGTGCTAACTAAATCGCCATCAACATAAGCGTATATATAATTCTTATATGAATTAGCATTACAGACGATTGCTATATGAACCCATCGTTGAAGAGGAATATAAGGAATTACAATACCAGTTTTCATAAATTCTTTTAATTTATTTTCAGTTAAATTATTATATGAAGAAACTAAATTTGTATTTGGTTTATAATCAGTCGTTGTAAAACGAATATACATTTTATTATCTTTCTTATCTAAGAATACGAATGGAGAGGCAGATGTAGGGTCATTAACATTAGTAGATGTTTGAACATTGAAAACATTCTTATAAGCATTAGCATATTTATTCATATCATGGATATAAATCCAAAAGGTGAAACTACGTCTTTCACCATTTCCAGTAGTTTTAATATCAAAATTATATCTTCGTTTTTCGGTACATATTACGGGAATTCTTGTTTCATCAACAACTTGACGGACGTTTAAGAATAATTTTGTAGTGATGAAATAATAAAGGAAATATGCTATTAATAGACATATAATAATGACTAAGAATAGACCAATATATAAACTATTTTCTGACATAAATCCTTTTTTATCACTTGAAAAGCTTGAATAGGATTTGGATACATTTTCACTCGCATCACTAAACATATCTTTAAATTTGTCAAGGACAGATGAACTCATTTATTATTATCTACTATTAATAAATAAATTTTCTATTTATAATTGTTGAATGGTATTTTCCTATTTGTTGAAAAGGGAAAGAGGATTTAAAGGCATTTTTATTATTCTTCTTTTGTAGCGATAAATAACTCAACATTTTAGTAAAATTCTGTTTCTCTTTCTTTTCTTTTTTATTTGGAAAATCATATATTTTTCTAATAATAGAAATGAATAAATCTAAACTAATTTCATTAGATTTATTCATAAATAAATCAAAATAACAGAAGTCAATCATGAATTTTTTATAATAATCATCTTTATCTTTCTTCTTTCCTTTACGATTATTTAATTCAATTATCAAATTTTCATGAAAATTAAGAGGAATTATCCATTGTTCTTTTAATAAAAGCTTTTTCAAATTATTTCTATCAAAATCACAATAATATATATCATTCAAATCTATAAAACTATCATTATCATTAAATCGCAAATTATTAATCATTTTAATAGCTTCATTAATATTATAATCAGTTTTACTAATTATTTTCAAAACATCACCGAAATCTATATCATCTTTATATTTTTTAAGAATATCATATATTTCATATTCTCCTAATTTATTTATTTCTATAATCTTACATTTCTTCTTAATTTCGCCCATTTTTTTTATAATATCATTATTAATTATGATTATAATTGGAATATTCCTAAGCTTTTGATTATTTTGAATGAAATTATATAATGCTAAATTAATCGTATTATCAAGAGAATTAAGAACATCAAAATCATCAATTACAATTATTTTTTTAGAATTATTATTAGTTAATATTTGAATTAATGAAGATACAAATGATTTCATTAATAAATCTGTGAATTGTATAGAAGATGAACAATTATTACTATCAATTGATATTAAAAACAATTCCAATTCTTTGATAATTTTATGAATTAAATAAGTTTTACCAGAACCTGAAACACCTGATATAAAAAGACAGGAATTAAATGATAAATTAGGATATGAATAGCATTCGATAATCCATTTCTTAACCTCTTCCATAATTAAATTATTTATTAAAAATTATTTTTATAATGAGATAAAAATAATATGATAGTAATGCTATTATAGGATATATAATATCGAGAGTAATCATTGCTTTGGGATTATATGTAAGCATATTACCATTATTATCAAATAATAATGATGGTTTAATAATAAATAGAAGAACGATAATAAAAATATAAATTAATATTGGGATGATAGGAAACATTAGTATTATTCTATAAATTAAATATAGAATAAATGATTTTGAAATTAATATTAATTATTATTTTAATTATAGGTCTTTTTTATCTAATATTTACATCTATTGAAAAATTTTCAAATAAAAATTATACTAATACGGAAGAAATACCATTAGAATATAATGGGATATATTCGTCGCTTCCATATGATATTAAGATTAAGAATGAGAACTCATCTTTTTATGATTATGGGAATGATGAATTAAATGAGAAATTTATTAAAGCATTTAATATCAATCAAAGGAATTTAATAAAGATGATTGAAGGTGTTGAATGGGATAATTGGAAGAATGTTAATGATAATCCATCGATATTAAAATATTCATCCCGTGTTATGAAGGAATTTGAAAAGAAATTAAATAATCACATATTTAAAATAGCAAATAATCCCGATTATATCATCATTAAAAACACTCCTAATCGTTATAAGAAATCAAATAATAAATCAATTTTATTAGATATTGATATAATTATTCATAGACCTAATAGACCTCTTGCCCGACATTTAAAAGTTTTAGCGGTTTTTAATGCCCATTATGTTAATTTCTTGATGATTAAGATTATAGGAGTTATTAAAGAATGTGATTTAACAAATCAATTACAATCTTCAAATGAAATAATCAAATATACGGAATTTATCCCCGAAAGAAAGATAATATACGATATGAACTCATTTATATTTGATACAAATGATAAATTAGTTAATTCCGAAATTGAATATCAATTATATCAAAAAATACTTAAAGAATTAAAATAATATTAATAATAAATAATGTCGCATTTTGAGTTTATTCTTACTGGAAATTTAACCCCTGATGTTGAAGAGAGGTCAAAGCAACTTCTAAATGATAATAATAAATATTATATTCCATATGTAATTCATAAATATATCGACGAGGATATTGGTGAAGATAAAAAAAATAGAACAATTATCGTTCATTCACATCTTAATATTAGTGATTTTCTATTAAAGAAGTTTGTTAATTGTGGTTTAGAATTACGTGTATATTGGAAACAACAGATTGCTATTTAGCGAATTTCATCCATTCCTCTTTAACATTATTAATTATTTTTATGATATCTCTACAATTTTGCGAGAAGAAATTGTAGAATAATTGTTTATCAGTTGTGGATAATGTGAAACGGATTAGAAGTTGTTTGATTAAAGGATGAGGA